TGGACCGGTGGGGCTTCAGGCTTCTTGGCCGTGACCGGAGGGGCTTGGACCGGTGGGGCTTCAGGGGCTTTCACCGTGGCCGTGACCGGTGGGACTTGGACCGGTGGGGCTTCAGGCTTCTTGGCCGTGACCGGAGGGGCTTGGACCGGTGGGGCTTCAGGGGCTTTCACCGTGGCCGTGACCGGTGGGACTTGGACCGGTGGGGCCTCAGGCTTCTTGGCCGTGACCGGAGGGGCTTGGACCGGTGGGGCTTGGACCGGAGGGGCTTCAGGGGCTTTCACCGTGGCCGTGACCGGAGGGGCTTGGACCGGTGGGGCTTCCGGTTTTGTTTGGGTGGTTATTGCATCCCACTCTTCCAGCGTCATCGGGGCCTTTTGGACCGGTGGGGCTTGAGCCGGTGGGGCTTCAGGGGCCTTCGTTTTGGGATCGGGCTTTGCGGTTCCCGTGTGCTTCTCGATCGCTTCCTTTAGCGTGTTAGCGAAGCCTTCGGGGTCTTCTTGCAGGGCCCCCGATTCCGCTACGGCCTGCGGTGCTGTGGGCTTGTCTGTAAGTCGCTTGACCGCGTTGAGCCCCTCAATCACTGTTCGGGCCACGTCGACCATTGCCACGGCTTTTCGCACTAGGCCGCCGGTCCCGATGATATCATCAAGGGAAATTGCGGCTTTCTTTACCCGGTCAAAGTCTTTTTGAGATTCGGACTTCTCATTGTCGTTGGGTCTCCGATCGGCCCGCTCTTTAACCGGGGTGGCACTGTCGGTTAGGGGGGCGGGTCGATCGGTTGGCTTCGGTTGGGGCGTGGGAGTGGTGGCCGATACCGCCGGAGGGGGCGGAACGAATGGAGGCGGACTAGGCCCCGTATCCGGCTTCGCTGTTTGCGAGTCGGGCGGGGTTTCGTCCACCAATACAATTTGAAAGCGTGCGCCTTCACTCATTCGCTCTTAGGCTGCCGCGACGAAGCTACCAGTTGGGCTCGGGAAGGCCCGAAGTCGCATCGGTACTTCGCGAAGATCCGGGGCCATCAACAAGGACACGGGATAGTTTTCCGCAATGATCGTTGAGAACAAAGTAGAACTGAGTGGTAGCGGCCCTGGGTTGGTTTGCGCTGCGGTCAAGACAAGCGATTTGACGAATGTGTTTTGCACAACCAACTTTCCAACGTGGTCACCAATCGCGTAACCGGTCCCGTAAGGGTTGATCATTGCTTGGACCGCCCCGGCATCAAATTCGATTAAACGAAACTCCGCGAACACTTCCATACCTCGAATAATCGCGTCTTGGGCTGTATCTCCCCACTTGTCACCTGTGATAAGTCGCTTCATGAAGGAATGCGAGATTCGGAACCCATCCACCGTTTGGCCAAGGGGCAAAGCGTTCCATGTGGCTGTATAGCGTCCGCTAGTAAATGGCATTATTTAACTCCTAGTAAGTAACCGGATTGAACTAACTTCTGTTCCGCCGCCACCCGTAAACAGCCCGGGCAATTTGCAATGTCCGGAACCGTTGTTGCCGACTCAAGATTTGTGAACGTGGCTAAGTAAGCTCGCTCCGAATCACAAGCAATCTTATATCGCAAGCCCCCTTCCCCTTCGATCGGTCCCCTGTTGTCCCGAGTGATTAGGTGAATCAAAACCAAGGATCCAACCATGGGGCCCTTGAATGCCTTGCACTTTGGGCAACAGAAATAGTCGTCTTCTATCACGAATTCAAAGCGGTCATGGTCTACCGGCTTGCATTCAGGGTTGTAGCAATAACCTCGGACGGGTTGCTTGGACGTTCGATCGGGCGGGATTACGATGCCACTCACGTTTTCAGTTCCATTCGGCGGGCCCCGCCAAAAGTGATCCCGCGCGTCAGGCCAACATAGGTATCGGCTCCCGCTGCGGATTGTGTGGAAGCCCCGTACACTTCGCCCACTATGGGACGGGGCTTGGAGTCCACGGAAGTGATTCGAAGAGGGGTCCCGGGCATCAGCCCCAGAGCCGTTGGCTCCGATGCCGCCAAAATGGCGTTGGCGCGAACAATCACGGACCTTTGCCAGTCGACGGCTTTGACAATCTTGTCCAAGCGAGTATTGACCCCGATCACTTGGTCCAAGTAAAGGGATCGGCGTTGGTCTCTGGGTGTGTTTCGGGATCTGAGATACACCGACACTCTACACCCCATGACAACGTCATAGATACCACCTGAAGAATCGTGACGGGGTCCCACTCGAAATCCTTCAGGGGAAACGCTGACGTAAACGTCCCCGGACGTCTGCGGAACGAAGTCCGCGTCATATTCGACATTGCAAGCGGACTCCTGAAGATCAAGGACCTTTCGAACGGCTTCGGTGACCGCTTGCAGCAAGGCGGGTTCTGCGCTAAGCACGGTGGGCCCCCTTGCTGAAAGCGTCACTCAATCCCACTTCAAGGGCTTTGGCGAAAGCCTCGCTCCACCGTTCAAGCCATACTTGGGGGGCTCTTGTTGGTAAGAACGGTCTTGCTGGGATCTTTCGCTTCGGATCCCCGTATTGGTGGGTTGCCGCGTATTTCACAGTGGTGCCAACAATCACGCCGTTAGCAAGTAGCGAGAAGACTTGATCACCTCCCCCCTCACCTTTTGGCTTCGCATAGCTAGCTCCATTGCCCCCAAGCTCACCCGGACTGAGTGAATTTAGAAGGACGCCGGTGTCCCGTAGGATCTCCACGTCCCGATTGCCGTAAACTTGAAGCTTAGTCTTGCCGCCCTCGGCCTTGATCTTGTTCCAAGCAATCCCCGCCGCAATGCTCTTGGCTTGGTTGATCGGGTACTTGGTGGACAGCCAAGCAAGGGATTGAGAGAAGTATTTCTTCCACTGTTTCAACTGGGCCGCGTCAAGCAATCCGGTTCCAACGGGGGCGTGACGATGACCACGGCCAAGGCCCACCGCCGTCTTCAGCCGCGTTTTCTCCCCCGGTCCGAATCGCCGCGAATACGCCAACGTCCTCGGGGATAAGGGAGGCCACTTGACCCCGTCTTCACCGACGCCGCCACGGGCTTTCTTGACGAAGTCCGCTTTGATGTCCGAAAGAGCCGCAAAGCCAAGGACCGTGAAAGCACTTCGAGCAATTCCGATTTCATCCGGGCCGCCACCGGTCAAAGCAAGTCGGACCTTGTCGACAATCTCCCGGGCTTGCCGTCTGGATCCACGGAAGTAGACCCTAGTAACCATAGTGGTAGGGCTCCGTATCTCGGGGCCTACTGATGGGGACTTGAGTGCTGTTCTCTGCCACTCGTTGCTGCCTTCGTATGTATCGGCGGTCGATTTTCATGTTCGACATTGCCGGAACACTTGGAGACCGAAGGGCCACGCCGGGGAGTAGAATCGATCCGGACTGAACACCCTTGAGCATTTCCATGATCCGGTTGAAATCCGCAAGTATTGATTCGGGTATCGGGTTCCCTCGGCGTTCGCAAAGAAAGCAAGCCGAAAGAACTACCGCCCACCTTTGGAGCATTCGGGAAGATTGAAGGGCCGCGTCCGCGTATCGACGATAAACGTATAGGTTGATTTCGTCGGTGGCTTGTTCGCAACATTCCGTTGCGTTGGCTTCCCAACCACGGTCATCGTGGGACCCAAAAGCTTCTACCCCATTGACCCCCAAAAAGTTTTGGAGGTCTGACGGGGTAGAGTAAGTCCAAGAATAAGCCACCGGGAAACCCTTTCCGGGTTAGAACACCACAGTCCCAAAAGCCACGTTCGAAGGAACGTGGTTGACCACCAAGGCGTTGTCCAAAGTAAAAAGTTCGGTTGCCGTTGGGTTGGCGATTTCCCGCGCCCAAGCATTGAAGCCGAACTTCTCCGACTTCGGCCCGCCATCGTATTCGGCAATAGGTTCGCCACCGATGTAACAAGCCAAGTCCCCGCCGGTAACGTCGGACCCGATGAACAGGGCAGAGTTGGCCGGTACGTGGGGCTGGAATGTTTCGGACCCTGGGAGGCCAATTTCCAAGCCTTCGTCCGTCACCAGCCATTCACACCAAGGCATGAAAGACAAGCGGGCGCGATAGGTCTGGATCTGCTTGCCGTCAGGTCCCGTGGCTGTGTCCTTCGAAATGACTTCGAATGGAGGGCCCGCCGTACCGTGGGCTTCTTGAACCGCATCGTTCTTGATCACAAGCGACCAAATTTGTGACGTGGTGATCACTTTGGCCAAGCCTGAGCCGTTAAGCCGTTGGAAGGCCGCGTGGATACTGAACAAGTTCGAAGGGATGTCCGCCGTGGTCGTAGTCGCCCAAGAGGTTCCGATGATGTTACCGGCTCCAAGCATGTTCAACTGGGACTTGTTCCCGGCGGGCATGTTGGTGGTCACCTGTCCGGTGGCGTTGGTATTGACATATTGCCAGTACCACGAATCGCCATCGAGCCGATACCAAAGCGAGTCCCGCAAGGTTCCAACAAGCATGGCCGTCCGCCAGTTGGCCGAAAGCTGGGCCAAGTAGTTGGTTTGCATTTGGATCATCTTGGCCCCCGCCTTATCGCGGGTGACCGGGTCATCGATACGGCCAATGTTGTTGATCTGTTCAGCAAGCAAGGGGATGCTTGAGTGCATCCGGGGATATTCGAACGGAACCCGCGATGCGACTTGCATTTGGACACGGCCCGCCGCTGTCCCCGGGGCTCGGCCCGCTGCGGTCTTGATCGTGTTGTTGAAGATGTGGTAAGCCCCGATCCGCCCGTGGCCCATGTTGACTTCGTTGGCTCCACCCGGGGCCATCTTAAATTCTTTGAGCATCGCGCCCGAAGCTTCTACCCGTTGGCTGATAACCTCGGTGAGAACCTGGGGCCGAAAAATATCCTGAAATAGCGATGGCATGTATGTCTCTTCCTCGGTGCCACCCTAGGAATGAAACGGAATCTTCGGCGGTTACTCGTCGTCGAAGATGAAGAACTTGGCTCGAAGCGCGGTTCGCGTTGCGGCTTCTGCCGCGTTGCCCACCAATGCCGCTCCGTTGATCAAGAGTTGCGAAGCCTTGACGTCGCCGCTCAAAAGAACACGGACGTTTGGTTGGGCTTGGTTGGATCCGTTTTCGTCAACCACACGAAGATCATCCAAGAGAATGCCGTATGGGTTTTGGGATCCGTCGGTGGGGCCAGTCTTGTATTCGACCAAGAGGCCAGTGGCCGTGATTCGGCCCAAGATTGTCCCGGCTCGAAGTGTGGTTTGCGGAGTGTTACCAAGGTCTCTTGCCGCGCCGCTGACGGTTCGAGGGAGAATAGTTGCCCGGACCCGTCCATCGCTCACGAAAAGGATGGGGCGGGTTGCGAGTGCATCTGTTTGCGTTTGAACTCCAATTGGCATTGTCGGGTTTCCTCAGTGCCACCCAAGGATTGACAAAAGTGGGTAAGACCTACGGCTAGCCGTTGATCATTTGCTTAATCTGTTCGATCCGCTCCCGGGGAACGTCTCCCTTGGGGGTTGGGGGCTCGGCCACGCTCATCCGGGAAAGCTTGCTGGAAGCCTTGGCTTGATAGGTCGAGGTCTTGAAGGTCCCCTCGGGGATGGGATTCCTGGCTTCGATCCATCGATCCAATTCGGTGGGTGCCGCTTCGCCCTTGTTGTTGAGGGACAAACGGGCCACGCCGACCGAAGCAAGCTTGGCCTTGTACTCATCGTCACTCATTCGGCCCGAGTCACGAAGCGCGTTCAGCTTGGTCGTCAAGCCTTCGCGGAAGTAGCGTTCAGCGTAAGTCTGGGCCGCGCGGACCTTGGCCAAGCTCATCGTTTGAATATCTGGGGAAACCACCGTATCGGGGGTGGGATCTTGCCCACCACCACCCATGGCCGCTTGGATGGCCTGGACGATGTTCGAAGCGTCCGTCCCCTCGGGGAGAACAATTCCCCCTTGGGCCAAAGCCGCGATGATTTGCGAGACAATGTCCCCGCCAGCGTCGAGGGTTGGGGCCATGTCATCCGGGCCCGCTGCTGGTTGATCGCCTACCATGTCCATTCGTTTCACCTTGTCGGGTTGATAGTACTTTGGGGCTAGCCCCATTCGGATGGCGCAGCCCATAAGGGCCGGTTCGTGTGTTGGGATAAATGGGCCTTGGCTGTGATCTACGGGGTAATCCACAAGATCCACCGACGTGATCACGTCCGCATAGCTGTTCCCGTGGCCGTCCCGAAACTCGGGAAAGATCACCGGGGACACAAACACGGAATTGGCTTCCACTTTTTCTTGGGCGCTCGGGGTCAAGACTTCCACGGTGATTTCCGCCGACTGACCGTCGGGCGAAACTCGGAAGTCAGTCATCCGGCCTTCGGTGTTGTGAGCCCCGCGCGTATCTCGCTTGGAAAGCGAGTCCATGGTTATGGGGCTCAATAGCTCGAAGTCGTCGACCGCCGCATGGTTCCAGTGCATTGGGATGGCGTATCCCGCTTCGGTCAATTTGCGGAACTGCCCTTCCCAATGTTTCAGCCGGTCCGAAGTGACCGTAACCGCGCCGTCACCGGACTGGTATTGGTTCACCGCAAGGACCGCTTTTCGAAATACTTTTCCCATGCCCCCAATCGTGGTGGCTATTTAGTGGGCTTCAAGCTTAGACCGTTCGTGGAATTGCCAACGGTTTCCATAGTTTCCAAAATTGACCGAATTTTTTATCCTATTTTCGTCTGTTCCCTATTGAATCAATTTGGCACGGACGATATATTGTAAGTGTTGGGTTTGATGTTTGGTTCTTTATTGAAGGGGATTTGAAATGGGCGTTGCAGAAGTTAAGCCTTGGGGAATCATCCTTGATCAACTCGGTGGCCAAAGCCGGTTGATTGCCATGTTGGGCGCGTCCCACTTCGGCCACGGGGATGGGGGCTTGAGCCTCCAATTCCGATTCAAGGGTTCGTCGAAAGTCAACTTTATGAAAGTGAAGTTGGACCTGGGGTTGGATTTGTACTCGGTTGAGTTTTGGAAGTTGGGCTCCAAGAGCCAAGTCAAGGTGCAAGCGTTCGATTCGGTTTATGCCGAGGATCTCAAGTACTTGTTTGAACGTGTTTCTGGGTTGTATCTCTCGTTGTAGTTGAAAGGGTTTGGAAAAATGGAAAAGAAAAGATTTGAGAATTGTTCGATGTACCGGGCCGGTAACGGCTGGGGGTCCTACCACTTGATCAAGTGCAAGTGGATCGAAGTGGAAATAGTTGAGTACGCTCAGTACCCTTCGGCCCTGAAGGTTAGTTTTCTGGAGAAGGGGAAGCGAAAGCCGGTGGGGTTCATGATGTCCTACAAGCCAAGCTTGGTGATTGCCAAAGGGTGGGAATGCCCCGAGCCCCCGAGCATGTGGGCCCCGAGTGACGACCCTTATGTTAAAGCCTCCAAGTATTCATCTTGTGACCCTGGATGGGAAAGGGACTTCAACAAAGAAGTAATCCCGAAGATTGAAGTATTGGCCAACTACCATGGCCACAACCCGCATCACGTCCAAAAGGGGGAATGGGTTTCAATATGATCGGTTCAGAGCGACAACCAAAGGTTGGTGAAATTCTTCACCGATCTGGGGTTCGGTGGTTGGTTCAAGAAGTCATCGATGAAGGGAAGTACTGGAGGGTGGTGGCTATCTGGGATCGGCTTGGCCGCCCACCCTTGTGGCCTAAAGAGCCCCGGGCGTTCGTGGTTGGAAAATGAAAAATGATCGGAAAATATCTCGCAATTTTGCCCGTTCCCTATTGCATCAATTTGGCACGGACGATATATTGTAAGTGTTGGGTTTAGTTGGTTTGAAATGCGAAAGGGAAAATGAAATGGGACAGTCGATTGAGCCGCTAATGTTCGACTCTGTGATGTCGATCGCTTTTATCAATCACGGTAGGGGGGATGACGTCGTCGTATGGGTTTGTGAGTCCCCGAAGGCTTACAAAGATGCTCTTGAAAGGCTTGCCGGACAAAAGCATTGCAAGATTATACACAAAGGCGCAAGCGTCATAGTTCGAGAAGAAAGCTAGAAATGGGGAGATGAAAAATGAGCCAACCAAGTAAAAAATTATTCGATTCATTCCTGCGATGTAGCGAACTGGAATGCGTCCTGAGAAACTGGTCCACTGACGACCAAAAGGCAATGCGCGATTACACCCTCGACGAGTTGATCGGGCTTGCCAGGGAACGACTGGAAGAGTTCCGCGAATCTGGACACGTGCTGCATGAAGGGCGATTTTCGGACGATCCTGACGAACGTAAGTACTGCCGCGAAGAGATGCGGAAGGTTCAGGTTTGGCTTAAAAAGGCCCAAGCCGAACGGGATCCAGTTTTTCAACACAAGGGAAAATGAAATGTGCGAAATAATGACCGACAAGCGAGGCTTTGAAATTGAAACCTGTTCCCGCTGTGGTGGCTCGGGTGAGTTCTCCTACTGCGAGATGTACGGGAGCCGATGCTTCAAGTGCCATGGAAAGAGGGTTGTGTTGACCAAGAAGGGTTCTGTTGCAAAGGCGTTCTTCGACTCTCTGTTTGTCGTTCCGGCGCTAACCATCAAGGTTGGTGACGTAATCTTCTCGGGCGGCCTGAATAACAAAAAGAGAAGGGTCTTGGCCGTCGTCCCTGAATGCTACGACTGTTGCTCTATTGTGGACGGGGTCAAAATCCCCACCACCAAGATTGAGATGGAGGGCCTGACTTTCTACGCTCATTCCGATACCTTGGTTACCAAGTGCGAACCAAAAGCACTTTACGAAGAACGATTGGCCAAGGCCCTGGAATACCAAGCAAGCTTGACCAAGGCCGGAAAGCCACGAAAGACGAAGGTGGCAAAGTGACTGATCCGAATCGATCAAGCCGCGTCGGCAAGAAAGCACCATGGCCCAAGGGCAAGCCCCGCAATCCGGTCGACCCGCGATGGAAGGCCCTTCGGTCTTTGATCTTGAAGGCCTTGGCCGAACCGTCAAGGCATGAGCCAGCCGGAGAGAATATCCGCTCGGCGGCCTATATCGCCACCCTGTGCGGGGTTGGCCGTCCTACGGTGTCGAAGTGGATCCACAAACGAGCGAACCCACCGCCGGAAGCCGTCGAAGCTATGGCCAAGTGGCTTTCACTCTTGGACTGAGTTCTTCACCGCGTCGGCAATCCGCCGCCGCTCGGTCCTAATCCGGTCCACTTCGCTTTGGCGGACTCGCCGGATATTCCCGGGGAACGGGACGTATTCGATCATCCCGGTATCTACCCATTTCCGAACCGTGGCGCGTACCACGCCAAGTTGGGCGGCCACTTCGGTTAGCCCCAAAAGGGGATCCTCGGCGTGGGTCTTCAAGGCTCGTATCTTGCGGTCTTTGTCGGTCATTGCTTCCCATGCCTCCCGTTTACTATTCCACCCCACTGGTTGGCCTGCATCTCTTTGGAGATGTAGCAAGCGTAGGAAGTGCCGTCGATTTGATCGGCCACTTCATCCGGTCTACCTTGCCAAGCCGTATGCTCGCCCAAGTACGTTCGAACCCATGGATCCATCACTTCCGGGATCCGGACCAAGCCGTCTTCCACTCGGCTGATGGCCCCCGCCGCCACGGCCCGCTCAAGCTTTGCCCCTCGGTGGCTTTCGGCCATGCCCGGGATCTTGGGACCGATCAAGCGGACCTTCCGGCCCTTTATCTCTTTAGCGAGTGCGGGCCCGAAGTGCGCGTTTTCGATGTTCACACTGGGGACGTCCATCGAAGCCAAGTGATCGTTGAACCGGGCCTTCAAGTCCGGCCACTCGACTTGGATCCGGCACGTCGATCGAAGGAATAGAAGATGGCGGGGCCTATAGTAGTCCCACACTTGGCAAACGGACCAAGAGGGCTCTTTCCCCCTGTCCTGTTCCGCTCGTTCCCGCGATGTCCCCGCTGTGTCGATGATGCCGAACCGTCGAAGGTGCCCCCTGGGTATGGTCACCGCTTCACCATGGATCAAACATTGGATGTCGCCGTTGGGAAGTGTCCCGTAGGTCTTGAACCAATCCCGGTCGAAGACTCCCGAAGCTTGGGAAAGCCAGTTACCGCCCAAGAGGGCTTCCCGCTCGGCCCTCGGAAGTGATCGAAGACGGTCTTCGTATTCGGGATCCGCCGTTGTCAAAGCGGGGTTGTCCCGAAGCGTGGCCGGGATGAAAGTGAAGCTCAAGGCTTTGCCCTTGATATGCTCCAAGCCTTCCCGCGTATCGGACCACTCAAGTGAATCATCACTTGACCGCTTGAACCATCGAATCACCCCGGCGCGTTCGGGGATGGGGGTACCAAGCAAAGGATCAATCCACCATTCCAAGAGTCGGGCCACCCAGGAACCGGGCTCCGGGTTGCACGTCGCGCGCATGTACGGCTTCACGGGGCCCATCGATCGCATACGTGAAACCAAGTACCAAAATTGTCCCTCACTAAAGTGGGTCAATTCGTCCCAAGCCACCAACGGGATTTCCGTTCCTTGCCAATCAAGCTTATCGTTTTCATGCTCCAAGTGGCTGAACTTGATGTATGCCCCCGAAGGGAAACGACAATCCATCGCGCTTTCACGGAGCTTGCCACCCGCCAACGGATAAAGCTCGCAAGCCTTGTCCCAAAGGCCCTGGGACGCGGATATTTGCTTGTAGGTCCGTCGAAAGATAACCGGGGTCCAAGTCGGGTGGTTGATACCGCGAAGACAATCGAGAAGCAAACAATAGGTCTTTCCGCCACCCGCGCCACCGCCATAAATGGCGATGTCCGCCGGTGTCGACAGAAAGGCCGTTTGTGGGCCCGGTTGTGGGCCGATACGAATAGCTTCCGCTATCATGAAGTCGCTTGGTTGACTGGTTGAAGAAAGTCGATGACCCCAGTTGCTAGAGGCCATACCGCCGCCGGGGTTGTGTCATACCGCCGAAGATCCCAGTACAGTCGACCCGCCGGAAGAGTTGATACGGCGCGGGCCTTCAAACTGAGCCGGACCGATCGAATAGGATCCGACCCGACAACGATCCCCACAAGCGAAGCATCACCTGACACAAAGCTTCCACCGCTCGGGGTGACCAAGCCATCGGAAGAACTTACTTGCAAGCTGATGGGATCCGCGTTGATGTCCGGTTTGGCCGTCCACACAAGCCGACCGGTCCCGTTCTTGGCGCTCGGATGAATGCCAATGATCATTTCGGAATTGCTCTTGAGATACTGCCGAAAGTTAGCGACGTAGTAATCTCCAAGGGATTCCCGTTCTGCCCGGGTCACTACTTGAGTCGCCACCTGAGCCACCCCGGACACTCCTTGAGACACGCTGAACCGGCCCAAAAGGATGTTGACTACTTGGTTGGCAATTGTGTCATCGAGTGCGTTAGCCAATTCTTCCGCTTCTATTTGAGGCGGGATGACGTCATACAAGCGAACGTAGGTGGAATCGGCCTTGATGTCGATTAGGCCGCTAGCCACCTGGGCCCCGCTCAAGGAAACATCGACCCGATATACTGCCGGGGTCAACGTCCCAATGTCGACCGTGAAGCTGCCTTGAGCAAAGGATTGACCAACAAGCGTAAAGGGGCTCCCCACCACGGCGGTTTCAGCCGGGTACGGGCCGCGAATCACGGCCACCGGACTCGAAGAATTCGAAATTGGAAGATCGACGAACAATGAAACCGGCATATTTGCAATCGCTTTATAGGTTTGGCCTAAATCCGCTGACTTTTACGTGAATTGCACAAGACCTAAGGATCCCATTTACGGTCGTCTCTTCGACAAGATCATCATAAATAGAGTCAGATGGTGCTAAATCCGGCCACCCCGATCCGTATGTATGAGGTAACGAAAGGATAAAAGACCCCGATGTGCTATCCGGGCTTGCACCTAATTGATCTAGGCTCCCGGACGAGTACGAAGCTTGTGGACTCGCCGGGGAGAAAGTTTGCATCACAACGGTGCTGTGGCTGCTGTTCACGGCCATCCAATAATGACCACGGGTCAAGGAAAAGGTACTTCCACCGGATCTCGTAGCGTTGATAAGGCCAGCGTTATTCACGCTCATAGCCGCTGTGTATGCAATAGGGGCCCCGACGGGGACCCCGTGAGTACTTCTGTTTGCATAGATGGCCATCTCGATGAATTGCGAAGGCCCTGCCGTGATTACTCTTGCCCCAAAACGGGTAATCGTAATGTCGTTTGGCAAATAGAAGGGGATGAAGCGTATTGAGTTAGCCAACAAGGCAGCACCTGACACAAGTTGCCCGCGTCCGAGTTGATACCAACACCCTTCGATATAACCCGGATGGTCACCACCACCACCACCTGCGCCGAAAGGGCCCACCGTCGCGCCGTTCACTCTCGCAAACATGCCCGCCGAGGTCGTCCACACGTCGCCATTCGTCGGAGTCGTTGGGGCCGTGCCGTGGGGGATCCGAAGAGGGGCTAAAGACGTCGTGGCCGCCGGAAGCGTTGCCATGCCCGTCAATGTCAACGAGGACCCGGAAGCCGCTCCGATGTTGGGGGTGATCAACGTGGGGCTAGTCGCCCTAACGGGGGATCCTGAACCCGTGGCCGCCGTCCACACAGGAAGGGCCGAAGCGCCGCCACCGACAAGAATGTCGGTGGTCGCCCCTGCGGCCAATGTCTGATGGGCCCCCGTGGCCGTGGTTCCGGCTGCAATGAGTCCGAAAGGCGTGGTCGATGTTGCTCTACCGGTCCCACCTTGGGCCACTGTGACCACCGCTTGATCGGTCAAGACGTTGGCCGAAGCATTCGGAAAGGTGTATGTCTTCAGTGATGTAGCCGGACCGGCCACCGCGAAGAAAGCGTTCCCGGTTCCGCCATTCCCTCCACCAAGTGTTCCAGTTACCCCCGTCGATAACGGAAGGCCATTGCAATTGGTTAGCGTCCCTGACGTCGGAGTCCCAAGGATCGGAGTGACAAGCGTTGGGCTGGTCGCCTTCACGTAATCGCCGGACCCAGTAACGGCCACACCAACGATTGATGTGGAACTTGCCCACTCAGTCGCTTGCCCCGCCGTCGGGGTTCCGGAGTTCGATACGTTTCCGCCACCCGCCGGGGTAGCCCATGTCCCGTCACCGCGCCAATAAGAAGATGCCGAAGCGCCCGTCCCACTGTTCAAATTGGTCACGGGTAGATTGCCCGTTACACCGGTCGACAATGGAAGGCCGTTGCAATTGGTCAAGGTCCCCGAAGTCGGAGTTCCAAGAATCGGAGTGACAAGCGTTGGACTTGTCGCCTTCACGTAAGATCCCGAGCCCGTGACGGCCACTCCAAGCAGGGTTGTGGAACTAGCCCACTCAGCCGCTTGTCCCGCCGTCGGGCTCCCCGAGCTTGATAAGTTTCCGCTTCCCGAAGGCGTGGCCCACGTCCCGTCACCCCTCCAGAAAGTCGAAGCCGAAGCCGATGTCCCGCTGTTCAAATTTGTCACGGGTAGATTGCCCGTTACACCGGTCGATAACGGAAGGCCGGTACAGTTGGTCAAAACCCCTGACGTTGGAGTTCCAAGGATCGGAGTGACAAGCGTTGGACTTGTTGCTTTTACATAAGATCCCGAGCCCGTAACGGCCACCCCAATGAGGGTTGTAGAGCTTGACCACTCCGCAGATTGTCCCGCCGTCGGGGTTCCGGAGTTCGATACGTTTCCGCCGCCCGGTGGAGTGGCCCAAGTCCCATCACCCCGCCAATATGTCGTCGATGTAGCCGAAGCCCCGCCGTTTAGTCGTGCGATGGGAAGATTGCCCGTTACCCCGGTGGCCAATGGAAGGCCCGTACAGTTCACAAGGCTTCCCGCCGTTGGCGTCCCAAGGTTAGGGGTTACCAACGTGGGGCTTGTCGCTTTTACATAAGATCCCGAGCCCGTGACGGCCACCCCAACGATGGTTGACTCCGATAGCCATTCAGCAGCTTGGCCCGTTGTGGGGGTTCCCGAGTTCGATACGTTTCCGGTCCCTCCCCCCGCCGCGTAGGTCAATTGAGTAACGCCACCCGCGAACGAAGACACGGCTAGAACTTGGCCAACGGTTGGGGATCCTGATGGAAGCCGAACGATACCGCTAGGGGTTACAAGAATGCTCGCTAGATAGCTCATTGTGGCTCTTGGCTTCTCCCGTTGTCGGGAAGGACGATCGAGACGTTAGTCACTTTTTCGGCGTTGGAATCAACTTTGATTTCCTTACCAAAGCCCCGATCTTTATGCTTTCTTTCGAGATACCACATGGCGACCTTGGTGTTTCCGCCTTTCATGGCCGCATGGATGCAAGACTCCGCAAGATCCCCGGTTTCTTGCAATGTCTCTTCCATGACTTCGCGGGCCCACTCATTGTTCTTCAACTTGGACTGTACCGTCTTTCGATTGACCCCAAGAATGGCCGAAATAATTTGAACAATGCCACCCGCTTCACGGATGGCTTTTTCCCATTGGGCATTGGCAATCTTTTTTGGTGCGGCCATCCTATTTCCACACTCCTGATATTTTAACGAACGGATCAGATTGCTTCCACACGCCGGAGATGCGGATGTAAACTGTCGATTCTTTCCACACCTCACCCACCCGAAGCCAAACCTTAGTATAAGGTGCCGGTGGGGGCGATCCTTGGGGCGAAAGCAAAGTTAAAAGCATGACTTAAACCAAAGTCAAAAGCAAGTTTTTCGTTTCCGTGGTTTTTGCGATCTGCGAATCAATCGACTCAATTTGCACTAAATCGCCGAGAGCAGAAGCGCTGGAACGAAGCTGCCCAAGGTAGACTAGTCTTCGTTCGCACAATCCAATCAATTCAGCAACAGTCATTAAATCACCATTTGCCTGAGCATGACGTTTGAAGTATTCAGGACCATGTAAATGTAATCGATTTCGGTAGATCCGTCTCTGTACGTCACATCGAAACAAGTGTCACCCACAATACTTGCGCCTTGTGGGTATAGCATCGTACTCCAAGGCTGCATTGCTTGCTCCGCAAAGTCAAAGCAGAACCAGCGACCAGTATTATCACGCTGCATGTAGAGCCGGTCCTTGTTGTAGCACCACTTTGTTCCGGTGCTCGTGGCATCGCCGGGAGGTGCGTAGGTAATCGTGGCCCAAGTGTTTCCGGCAATGTCGTAGCGATGCAGGTTGGTCGTGTTGCCGCCTTGGAAGCTGTAGATGTAGCGACCGTTCAGGATTGCGTTTTCGTTTGTCCAGTCGCTTGCCGAAACTGAATGAATCCAGTGTCCTGACATTCCGGCACCGGGCGCGGCAGCGCGGGCAGCAACAGGAGTTAGCGTTGACCAAGTGTTGCCAGCGATTGAATACCGATAGAGCGTGACGGCATTATTGCCCATGAAGTAAATGAAATCATCATTTCCTTCGAGGCTATATTGCGATGTCGCGTCTGGGTTCGTTGTCCAGTTGCTCGACACGGTAGTCGCGGTCGAAGTATTGCTCGCTACCGTTCGAATCTGCCCGGCTCCGGTTCCGGCAGTGATTCGAATCTGAGAATTCGTCCACTGATTGACCGTCCAGTTCTTGCCAGTATTGGTAAGCGTTGCCGCTGCGCCCGATGTTGCGGTACCGGTGGCAAAGGACTTGAAGCCGTTATCAATCCAAGCCGGAGTAGAAACGAGCTTTCCATCGGTTCCAATTGACGATGGAAGGCCGGTTTGACTTAGCGTTACCCAAGTGTTCGTCGCGAAGTCGTATTTGCGAAAACTGGCCGAGGCCAGTGTTCCCGCTCCAACCACGTAAAAAACAGGAGTCTTCAATCGATATTGCGACGTGTTGTCGAATGCGACTGACTCAGCCGCACCCTCAAACGTGATGACCGCATTTGTTCCAATTGTGTTGGAGGCGATCGTCTTGAGCTTGCCCGCATTGGTGCCACCGACGAAGTACACCGAGTATCCGCGAAGGTCGCGTGCGAGAGTCTGATTCGTAGTGATGCTGGTCGTTGTCCCAGCGGTGGCCGTCAGGCTGGACGCTGCCACGGTAGTTCCGGTCGAGAACGAACCAGCAACACCACACGCACCCGCACCAAACGTACCCGCAAGAGCGGGCGAAGGCAAGGAAATCCATGCGTCTTCGGATGGGTTGTACATCGATGCAGCCGTGTTCGACGAGACGAGCAACTGCTGTTGCCTGTAGTGTCGAGATGAAACAATAAAATGCGCGGCTGCGGTTGCTGAAAGCGGATAGAGCGAGCAGAACTCCCACCGCTTTAGGTCAAGTGTTCTTCGGTTGCCGTTCGTTGTTGGCATGTTTTTCTCTCGCTTATGTCACGGAAATGTTGCGTCGAAGGTTGTCGGCTTGCAATTTCATCAATACAGGAATCTGGTCTGTAGCCGAGAATCCACCGACTTGAGATTGGTTAGTCACTGTGGTGACTGTCCCCACGTTCCACGTTCCGGACTGACCAGCGTTGACGAGCAGGTTCGAAGCAAGAGGTTGCCGAACCTCCATGATGGGCCAACCAGCAGCAGACGGCAGCGCCATTCCGATCGTCCGCGTCAGCGATTGGATAGCGACTCGCATTGCTTCGATCGCTTCCATCAATTCCCCGACTCCCTGGACTGGCAATCCGTTTGATGAAGACACGTCGCCATCGTTGATGCCATCCACACCGTGGATCAACTTCACACGTTGGAACAGATTGCCGCCAATATCGTCGGCAGCGATTGTCGCTCCGGTTCCTGGCGTGTAGCCTACGTTATCTGGCATATTTGAGTCCTAAGTGTATTGCAAATAAATGTCGCCATCGGCCCCGCCGCTCGGCGAAGCGGTACCCGATGTGATTGCCTTTTGACCGCCGATTAAGCTTCGAACCGCCGGGCCATCAGCTTGAATCAAAACCGACCGACCAAAAGCCGTGGTAGAAAGATCCGCGATTGCCGTTAGATCCGAGTCCAACGGTTGAGCATCGGAAATGCCATAGCCCGAGAGTGTGGTTGGCTTGCTGGCCAGGGCCGCAAAAGTCCCATCGAAAGACGAAGTCCCCGCGCCAATCAAAGTGCGAATTGCTAAGCCATCGGCCTGGGTCAAAACCGACCGACCAAAAGCCGTGGTAGAAAGAGCCGCGATTTCCGTTAGATCCGAGTCCAACGGTTGAGCATCGGAAATGCCATAGCCCGAGAGTGTGGTAGGCTTGCTAGACAAAGCCGCAAAAGTCCCATCGAACGAACTCGTTCCCGCACCAATCAAGGTTCGAATCGCCGGGCCGTCGGCCTGGGTCAAAACCGACCGACCAAAAGCCGTGGTAGAAAGAGCCGCGATTGCCGTTAGATCCGAGTCCAATGGTTGAGCATCGGAAATGCCATAGCCCGATAGTGTGGTTGGCTTGCCCGTGGTAATTTCAGACCAAGAATGAACGTGCGCAGACGGTTCAAACGTCGACGGCACTCCGGTAAGCTTAGACCACGCCAAAGAAGTGATCCAAGCCGGATTAGAATAACTGCCAGATGTCGAAACAGAATCAAGAGTCGCATTGACCCAGTTGGTACCATCGAAACGCAAAAGCTGGCCGGTGGACGGCGAAGTGATCACCACGTCCGTAAGCCCGTCCAAGTTTGTCGCGCCACCACCACCGCCGCCGCCGCCGCTAACAATCGGACCCGCCACAACGTCAATCGAAAGGGCCGATGGTGGGGCGACGTCAACGGAAATTGTTGGTGGTGGGTAGACGTTGACCGAAAATTGGCTCATCGAGTCACCTCGGACGAAACTTCAACGATGCCTTCGAGAATCCGTTCCTTACTCCCGCCCGGCTTTATCCAATCGATGTCGTAGACGTATTGGCTATCGCTGTCCGAAGGCCTCGGGCCTGCCGGTATGGCCGCCGTGACCGTGTTGGCAAGTGAGAACGTCACTTTGTTGGTCGTGGTGTTGACCGCCACAACAAACGAGCAAACAACTGTCGGTGAATCCTTTGTTTTTCGGACTTGACCTTGGAAACTGCTCCCGGTCAAACTGACCACGGCCCCAACGGAATCTTTCAGGTCCATTTCAAACGAAAAATCGGAGCCCTGGTTTATGGCTAGCTTGGCGTTCGCTGCGCGGGATCCAATCGTTGGCATTTATTGAACCTCTTTCCTGATTTCACACCTACTTTGCCTGACGTCTTCCACCCCCTGATGAAGTCGATCCATATCGGATCGAATACCAGTGATGTCGTCCGCAATCTTGTCCAGTGCGTTGGCTGTGTTGTCGAGCGCCTTGGCCGTCGACGTCATGTACTCGCTCATGGTCACAATATGAGCCGTGGCCGCGTTTTTAAGTGGGATGATGACATGTTCAAAAAGGACGTTGCAAATCCGCCATCCGGCTATGCCAATTGCAATCAAAGCGACCACGGCTAGGCCCTGGTTCACCCATCGCATTGCTTCATCCATGTTCGATCTGCTTCCAGTGCCACCCAGAAGCGAAAATGCCTACAAGCCCCCGGCGGCCTTGTAGACTTCAAAGTCCAACCTTGTTTGGAAGTCAAGCCATTTCTTACCGTCCCACACTTTCCAATATGGTGTGGGTTGGCTTGTTTGACTGATTTCCTTTTTTACTTGCCAACCCGCCCGAATCCACTCGGGAGCGCTGTCCCTCCACCATTGTTCGCAGGGACCGCACCCTTCAAGCGAAAATAGAATCACCGTTGGTTTCATGCTCGTAGTTATTGTTTCGCTTCCTGCTTTCAATTCGGGGCTACCGACCGGATCTTTGATCCTGTTGATAAGCCTTTCCAACGTCGAAAACTTTCGGTCGTGCTGGCCAAGAATCTCGTCGGCTTGCTGTAAGTATCTTTCAACTCTTGTGAATTTCTCTTCGATGAATTTCCAAGCTTGGTAGCCCTTCCAACCGACAAAAAGGACAAGTGCCAAAGTCAGAAACATAACCAACGATCGGACAATGGACGCAATGGATTCAATCATGGTTCCCTCTTGCTGTAAATCACGCCATCAATCACAAACATGGCCGCAAAAATAACGGCCATGGTTCCGATGGCCTTTCCTACAGTCCCAGGGCCCGCGTACCCCCAAATCCCAGCAATCCCCATAGCCATGCTGGCCAATGTCAATACCGCCAGCACAAGCTTTACATGCTTTGACAGAACGGGCTCGATCATGTTTGCAACTCCGGTGGATTGTCACCCTCTGGGTCATCGATCGAACCGCGAACTAGGTAGAAAGCGTGATACCGTGAAGTGGTTCGCAAGTGACGGTTCCAGGAAACCCAACCCCGCCCATCGTCGCCATACCTACGGCCCCAACTGTTGACCATATCAAACTGCCATTCGCCATTATGGAATCGAATATCATCGACCCCCACCGCATGGTTTCCCGGTCCATCTGTTCGACCTACAACACCATCAGCGTCGATGGATTCAAACCCGCGTGCGACGTGAACCGCAATCACGCCCAAGAACCCCGCACAAAGGCCGCTAGCCAACTCGTCTTCGGTGTCCACTCGATAGCACTCAAGGGCCTTGAACCGTGCCATGGCCGCCTTGGCTTCGCTGGAAATGCGGTTCCATAGATACTCTTCATGAGGGACCAAGGCTTCGGGCGGAACTCCGGCTTCCGTCATGGCCTTCATGCCTCTATCAAGCATCGATCCGCCATCCCTCCCGCCGTTGATCTGCGCGTAAAGGCCTTCCCCTGAAAGCCTCACCCGCTTTCGGCCCGCCTTCACTCTGGCCTTTTCCAACGTGTGGGCCCCGGCGTAACCGTTGCAAGAACCTCGGCCACCTTGGTTCCTGATGTAGTCCGCCGCCGGGAAAAGGATCCTTGCCGGTGTCCTCGGCTTGTGGTTCAGAATCCCAAGCCGCTCGTCCTTGGTGAACATTTTGGCCATTGGCGCATCAGCGTAGGCCGAGAACGTCTCGGGACGAAATTCGGGGACCAAGCACCCTAATTGGATCGGGGTGCCTTGCCAATCGAAGTACTCTCGTCCCTCGCTATCTTTGGAAATCCCCGCACTCATCGACCCGTAGCCTCCCTGACGATCGCATCAATCCCCTCGGTGGTCGCTGGAATCGGCTTGGCCGCTAGTAGCTTTCCCTCGGGATCCGCTATCACAAGAGCCGGGATCCCCGCTTCCCTGGCTGGCTTGGCGTAGCTTGCTGCGTCTGGAGCGTCGACGTCATAAAACCGCCACTTGAGCCCCCGCGATTCCAGCCCTCGCCAATAGTCTGCTTCGCTTTGTACTCTTGCCACCGCTGGGGACCGCTCGGCGGTTTCTTCGACGACAACCACCCAAGCCCCTTCAATGTTGACGGGTGGGTTGACCATCGGGACGGATCCAACCCATGGCGCGACCATTAGCACAAGGCCGCCGATCACCATGAGCATTGCCGGGGCCGCTTTGGTCATGAAGGCTTTGGCCATGAGGGGTTTGTATCCTTGCTGGCAAAGACCGCTTGGACAAGCTGCCTAACCGCCGCCTTGCCCTCCTCTGAGCCGATCGACTCAAAGTAGGCCATCAGGGCTTCGGATTGGGAAAGCGCTTCCATGCGCGTTTGAGATGCCTTTTGGGCGATGTTGACATTCTGCAAAATTTTCGACAAGTCGCCCGGTGTCAGAGCGTCAACGAGTCGGATGGCTTGTTGTCCTTGGGGCTTTGCCAACCAAGTCATGGCCGCCCAAAAGAGACCAACCAAAAAAATCAAACCGCCGATGGCTGAAAGTATGGCTTGGATCATTCGTCGTTTTCGATTCCGTTTAGGGTCCCTAGAACTTCGGAAAACACTTCCTCGAATGCACTCGGGAAGATCGGGTCCGTGATCGATGAAGGTGCGTTCGTTCCGCTGGCCACCCACCAAGCGAACAAGATCAAGCACAACCGGACCAAGAGGGCAACCATCACGGGGGACAACCCTTTGACCCGTTCATCCTCACGAACAAGGTGTTCGAAAAGTTCGACGCTGGGGGCCGACCGCTCAAAAGCGCTGACCGAAATTTGGAAAATCGTTTCGCGATCTGGAAACATGCGTCCATCCTGCAAAGTGCGCGCGAGGGGTAACCGGTCGAGACTGCCCCATCTTTGACTTCCAAGCCCCCCATTGCAAGCTTCTCCAGCCAGGGGGCCCCTTGTGTCCCTCTCCAAGCCGTGATCGAGTTCTTGGCGGGTTTTGACCCAGGCTTCGATCTGGTCCCAGGTCCAGTACGCCCGCCGCCCCATCGTCTTTCGCGGCTCGGGAAGTTTCCCGGCCCGCTTGTACCGCTTGAGGGTCCGGGTTGAGAGCTTCACCGCTCGGGCAAACTGCTTCATGTCCACCAACTCCAATTCGACCCGTTCCGCATCCATCCCGATTTCTCCTTTTGGGGCTTTTTCCAACATTGCCGTTTTGTAATTTTCCCTTTGGACTCTAGTGGCCGTGGGTGTAGGGGAGGGAGCCTAAGCGGACTCCCCGTAACCCCACCCACGTAAGTCCACCGGGGCCGATTCGGACCACTTGTTTTCGACCTGTTCCCGACCTGTTCCCAGATCACCAAACCCCGTAGGGGTGGGAACAGGTTTTTGGGAACAGGTCAAACCGTGATCAAGTGCCACTGTTTTGCCCCCCTTTTTCCGGTATCAAAAGCGATCAAATTTTCGTAAGCCAAGGCCTCCAAAATCGACGTCAAATCGCCCTTCCGAATCTTCAATTCACGCTGTAGGTCCGAAGTGCTAACGGCGGGATTTCCGCCGATAGCTTCTAACACCCTTCCCCTCAAATCGGCGTTTTCGGACCCCTTTTCGGCCTCCGTTTTGGCCTTCTTGGCGGCCTTCTCAAGCTCGTCAAATTCGGTCACGGATCGAAGGGTTGATTGCCAAGTTCGGTGCGGGTAAACACCATCGAAGGCCTCCAAAATGTTCAAACCTTGGTGACCGGCGGACCCGCCCCAAGAGAACCAAACCTTATGGCTTCCGTCCTGCTTATAAGCTTCTCTTCTCTTGAGAAGTAAGAATTGGCGGGCAAATTCTGCCATCCCTGACTGCGAAAGATCCTCAAGTTCGGGGGCTTCGCTGTAGGTCCTGCCGGTCTTTCGGAAGTGATGCAAGAGGATCAAGGTAATCCCGGCGCGGTGGATCCGCTCGGCAATGAGTTCGAGCTTTTCGCCCATCGCGTAGATGTTGCTGGCGGCCTCACCGGCTCGGAGTGACCGGTAGAGTGGGTCGATAAAAACCGTGTCGATTTCCTTGTGTGAAAGCTCTTCAATCAAATCGTCTACGCATTTTGCATTGTCCAGCTTGGGAAGCTTGAATCCGATTTCCAGCCTATCAAGTTGGTGGGCTTGGATCCCACGGGCTTCCGCAATGGCCCGCATCGTGCTTTGGAGCGTACTTTCCCCCGACTCCCCGGATATGATCATGCAAGGCCTTGGGTTCGGCACAGCGAATTTCCCGAGGAATGGCGTACCCGTCACAATGCTGACCGCCATGTCCAAAGCAATCGACGTTTTTAGCGTCTTGGAAGGCCCACCGATCACCATCGGTTCGTTGGCCACCATGAAGCCTTCTATGATGAACGTGCGTTCAATGGTCTTGTGGAATAGCTCCGCGCCGGTGATTGCCCGCGTCTGGTACTTGTTCGGGTCGAAGCCGTTGGCCTGGGCCAGCCGCTCAAGAAGCTTGATTGTGCAAAGTTGGCCGGACTCCCTCTTGAACGAGTCCCACTTGTATTCGCATTCGCGTTCCGAGTACTTGGGCGAACTGCTGGACCACTCCATCCACCGTTCGAGCATTTTGGTAGACGAATCGCACCAATGGAGTGCCATCCCGACCTTGATCCATTCGTGGTAATCGTCTGCAATGTCTTCGTGGATGTGATCTAAAAACTGAAGGGCCCGGTCCGCGTCGTCGTTGAAGGGGTCAATCTTCGTGACGTCGTAAATGGGATCCGATAACATCGTCTGAAGAGCGTAAAGACCCTCCCGCTGCCCCGTGATCTCCTTGGCCGCCCCCACTCGTTGGCCTGTTATTGTGAAATAGCGGTTGGTAGTCGCCCCGTCGTACAGTTCCACCCCCTTCTTGTGGCTGATTGCTTCCAAGTTGGGGTTCAGTTTCCCCGCCGCTATGAGCTTCACGCCCGTACTGCTCGGGGACTGCTCGGCATACGTGGGGAGCATTCCAAGCACCATCTTGGCTTGGTTGGTGAGGGTTCCTTCCTGGATGCAATCGTCCAGGTCGATTCCCACCATGCCTTCCGGGAGAACAATACCAATCCCATCGAAGAGCCCCTCGGCATGAGCCATAAAGGCTTCGTTGAAGCTGGTCCATGTCTCCGGGTTGGCCGTCGATGCCGCGCGGCCGTTAGTCTGCTTCGGGGGCTTGTCCCATGATCCGTTCCGATGTTCCCACTTCCAAACAAGCCATCGATCCATGGCCTTCAGCGCTTGGGGGATGTGCTTCGGATCAACGTCAATTCGCGTTGGCTTGTTCATCGCTTTCCTTGTACGTCTTCAGAGCGTCAAGGAAAGACTTTTGAGAACTGTCCTTTGACTCGATTCGATCCTTTACCGCCACGTCGACGGTCCTATTCGCCAATATCCGGTGAACTCGCACTTGTCCCGTGACCCCTTGGCGGTGGATCCGAGCATTGAGTTGCAAATAGACTTCCAAGTCATCAGTAAGGCCCATCCAAATAATGTCACGCCCGGGCCCGGCTTGCATGTTGACCCCATGAGAAAGCGCTTGCGGCTGAACGGCCAAGATGGGGATACCCCCTTGGTTCCACTTCTCCACAATCGAATCCGTTTCCTTGGCGTTCACACTCCCATCGATGTGGGCAATGTTCCCAAAAGTGTTCTTGAGCCGTTCAAGGTCATGCTTGTATTGAAACGCAATCAATACCGGCTTGCCGTTCAACTCTTCCACAAGGTCTTTAATAGCTTCGACCTTGGCCGTGTGGATGTGGTGGACCGTTCGGTCTGCGTCGTAAAGGCCACCGTTGGCCAACTGCTTGCAAGCGAGATACTTCGAACCCGCATTCAAAGGGGTGAAGGTCCCTTCATTCTCAAGCTCAAGAAACATCTTTCTTTCCAAGGTCTTGTAGTCCTTGAAAACGTCCGGTGGAAGGTCCACCCACACGTCATTGACCAAAAGGCTTGGTAGGTCCAAGTGATCCGCTGCGTCCATACGAAGACAAGCGTTGGCTATCAGGGATTCAATTTCTTCTTTCGCGCCTTTCAGGGGGATCCGCTCGTAGCCTGAATAACCCCCGCGATAAAAGTACCGCGTTTGAAACTTGCTGATGACCGCCCCAAGGCTAGCCCCTTGGTCGACGATAAACATTTGCGAGAAAAGGTCCTCGATGCTCCTGGGGCTCGGGGTTCCCGTAAGGATCAAACGCCGTTGGAAGTTGGGGATCAATTTCTTCAAGGCCTTGGTCCGCTTTGCGCCCCATTGCTTAAACTTGCTCGACTCGTCGACCACTAGCGTTTGGAAGTCCAGCGTCTTGAGCTTGAAATAGCTGGTCAACCACTCCACTCCCTCGGGGTTGATCAAGTAAATGTCCGCTGGGGTGGCCAAGGCCTTCAATCGCTGCGTGGGCGTACCGTGAATGATGCTGACCTTGAAGTCTTGGAACTGATCCCACTTCTTGACTTCCCTTGGCCAAACGGAATAGACCACCCGCAAAGGGGCGATGATAAGGGTCTTTTGAGAAAGCCCTAGGATCTTCAAGAGCCGAAGCCAAGCCAACGTGATCGACGTCTTCCCAAGGCCAGGATCCAGAAAGAAAGCCCCACCTTCATGGCCGTCAAGGATAGTCCTTTGGACCAGCCACTTGAGCGCGAATTGTTGGTATTTGTGGGGCTGGAACTTCATGATAGTTCCATCCATGTTCTATATTCGATCGGCAAGGCTAATAGCAAATCTTTGTTGCATTTCACTTCCGTGGTGGCGTTGATTACTTCCACTGTTTGAAGCAAAGTAAGGCCGTGGAGGGCCCCCTTTTTACCCCGAATGGCTTTCTTTAATGCAGACCATCCGCGCTCCGTTAAACCCGTGGCCTTTGTCGGCTTTCTTTTTTTCAATCGTAGCCAATACTTGCAATGTGATTCCGCCGATGTACGAATGTCGACCAAGGAAACGTCAAAGTCCTTGAAACAATAGTCTCGGACTTGAGCGACTGAATACCCCCCCATCCAAAAGTAGATGTCCCCTTCGACTAACTTCTTTCCAATTTCATCCAAGGTCAACTTAGGTCCCTTAGCTTTCTTCGTTCGCATCATCAAAACTCGATCCGTGTTCACACATGCACCCAAGCGGCGATCGG